TGAGGGGCAAATCAATCCGCTTCAACCAATGGAGCGCATTCATAATGCCGGAACAGATGCCTTAACAGGCTTCTTGTTTCAAGGTGGACTTGAAGGGCTAGGAAAAGCTGGCAAGGGAATTAAGAATGCAGGAAAAAATCTTGCCGAGTTTGCTGAGAATCGCGCACTCAATGCCGCAGGATTTCGGAAAAAAGATTTTGGCCTAGTCAATAAACTTGGAATAAAATCTGACGTTGGAAGAATGGCCCTCGACGAGGGAATTGTACAAGCAGGAGACAGCATTGCTGACGTTGCCGAAAAGGCGGTCGCTCGTAAAAATGAAGTTGGTAATCAGATTTCCAAAATTTATAAAACAACCACAGATGAATTAAAGAATAATCCCAATCTTGATAGCGAAATTGATTTACACAAAATACTTGATAGCTACGAAGCCGAGCTTGTTGCCAAATACAAAGGCAAAGCAGATGGGAAAAAGGTCATCAGCACAATCAAGGATAAACTAGAAGGAATTAGGGAAAATCCTGAAAAAATCGACCTTGAAAAACTTCATGAAATTCAACAAGACATCGGAAATTCTGCAAGAAAAGCAAAAGCATTCGGGCCCAATCAAGACACCGATGTTGCAAGCGAGCTAAAAACTTTACGTAATAAATTTAGAGATGTGGGGCAATCAAAAATAGCTGAAGTAGACAACTCATTAGGTACTAATTTTTCAAAAGCTCTAAAAACTCAAAACAAGATATATTCAAGCTTGAAATCGATGGAAGACCCTCTACGAAAAGGTCTTTCTGCGGAAGAGGGAAATAGAATTCTAGGCCTAAGTGAACAAATCGCCGGTGCCACAGGTCTTGCCACGGGCGGACCAGCAACCGCAATCCCTCTAGGGCTTCTCGCAAGAGGTGTTAAGAAATACGGCGACTCGGTCGCGGCAACAGCTGCGGATAAAGTATCAAAAATCATAGAAAGCAATCCTGAAATGCTAGGCACTTTTGCTGATCCATTAATTAAAGCAGCTAAAATATCTCCTCAAAGATTTTCCGCTCAGGTCGGAATGATGCTTAAAAAACCAGAATTTAAAAAGGCGCTTGAAATGCTACCTCAAGAGTTTGTAGCAGATGAAAATTCTCCCGGTCCATCGCGCTCACCTTCACAGAAATTCACAAGGAAAAATAAATGATAACGAAATTAATAGTTTTTATTTGCTTCAAAGTTAAGCCGCTGGAAAGTTTTATGGACCGCTTGGTTTCACATTATCTAGCGATTAAAGACGGATCGAAAATCGAAAACGAAAAACAAAAAAGAATTCTTGCTGAAAAATTTGCTTTAGAGCTCAAGAAAATCAGCTCGGGCGAAATGAAAGTTAAAACTTACAAGATGAGATAACAAGGAAGTTAATATGTCCGTAAATTTTGCATCCCACAACTTAATAACCGATGCGGACATGAGCGCAAGCTTTCAGTCTGAAGCGATTAACTTACACAATAAAATTGGGTTTTCAATTCATTGTGTTTTTACAGGTGCGCCGGTTGGATCATTCTACATTGCTGTCAGTATCGATGGAGATAATTGGGTTTTACTTCCCGATTCAACTCAAGCGATTTCAGCAGCGGGAGATCATTTTTACAACGTAAACGATGCCAAATATCTTTGGGCACGTTTGCACTATTCAAAAACATCAGGAACAGGAAATTTGAATTCAACATTTAGCACGAAGGAGGGTATCTAATGGCCTCAACATATTTAGAATTACCACTTCGCTCGGTTGGTTCTATTTCAGCACCAGGGATTGCATCAGAAACAACACTTCAAGGAGTGCTTTCGGAGCTGCAAAACATAAGCGCAGGAATGGGGCAAAAGCTTGCATCGGAAACTTTGTTTTTTGATTACGATGCTCACAGCATAGATAACACGGCCTACAGGCAATTACTTGCTTCAGTCGCTGACGATGTTAAGTCGTTTACATGGTGGGAGTCTTCTGGGGTTCCAATGGTAATAGCGGTTGGCGGTGTTGGTTCCGAGGTTGATCTTTTTACAACTCCGCCGGGTGGATTCAATGGAGAAATTCCAATGAATATCCCAGCTGGTTCAAGGCTTTCCATCAAGGCATTAACTGCTGACGTGGTTGAAGTTGGTACATACATCGTTGCAAATTTTTACAAGTAGGAAGCCCATGAGAAATATATTTTTATCCACACTTCTATTGTTTTCATCGCTCGTCTTTGCTGACGCTGTTATTTTTTCAGGAAGCGATGTTAAGGCGCTCAAGTCTAATTTAAGCCTAAACGGTGTCACAAAAATTTTAAGTACAAACGGAAACCCAAGCACCGGTGGCGGACTTGATGCCCCTCCGGGTTCACTTGCTCTTTCTGCAAACACCGGAGTCGTTTATATAAAAACAGGCGCGGGAATTACAGCATGGGAGCCGGCACTTACTGGATTGATTAATCTAGCAACCGGAGTGACTGGAATTCTTCCAATTGCAAACGGTGGAACTGGCTCAGCTTCTAAAAACTTTGTTGATTTAACAACTGGACAAACAATTGGTGGAACAAAGACATTTTCTTCAACCATTGTCGGAGATATTTCAGGCAACGCTGCCACTGTTACAACTAATGCAAATCTAACTGGCGCAGTGACATCAACTGGAAATGCCACCTCGCTAGGCTCATTCACTTCGGCAAATCTATCAACGGCGCTTACCAATGAAACTGGTTCGGGTGCAGCTGTGTTTGCGACCTCTCCAACTTTAGTAACTCCAAATATCGGAGCAGCAACGGCGACATCTGTTGCGGCATCTGGAACAGTTACAGGGTCAAATTTATCGGGCACAAACACAGGTGATCAAACAATCACTTTAACTGGTGATGTAACTGGATCCGGAACGGGTTCATTTGCTACAGCGATCGGAGCGAGCAAAGTAACAAACTCAATGCTTGCTGGTTCGATTGATTTAACTTCCAAAGTAACGGGCGCACTTCCAGTCGCTAACGGTGGAACTGGACAGACTTCAAAGGTAGCAGCTTTTGATTCACTCTCTCCCATGACTACTTCTGGAGATATTATTTACGGTGGCGCATCGGGGACGGGAACACGTTTAGCAAAAGGCACCGATGGAAATGTACTAACTCTTGTTTCCGGTGTTCCTGCTTGGTCGGTGGCCCCAATACCTACTACGGACTACATTCTTCTCACTGCGAACGCAACGGCAACAGGCTCAACAAATACCGGGGTAATGTACATCCCTTCCTTAAGTGCGACTTCTAACGGAGTAATCACAGTAGGGGGAAGCTCCACGCTGGGAACTACGTTTACAGCAGCGGTTGATTGCGAATTAAATATGAGCGTGATCGTTGGAAACTCTGCCGTAAGCAACTTAACTTTAACTAAAAACTCTAGTGGATTAACTGCGGGTGCGTTTACTCCATCGTCCGCGATGGCGAACGTAACTAATCCTGCGGGATATGATGTGAACATGAGCGTGAATCTTAAATTGGTGGCCGGAGACGTTATCCGTATTCAAACACAATCAGCTTCAAATAACTTTATTCACAACTTGAGCTTAATAGCTAGAAGAACGCCTTAACGGGAAAAACAAATGAGCACGATCAAAAAAATCGCCCTGATTGTGGGCCATGGAAATGGCGATAGCGGTGCCATGGGCTGGAACGGAATGAGTGAATTTAATTTCAATCAATTCGTGGCCGATGAAATCGAAAATCGCGATCTCGGAAAAGAAATTAGAGTTTTTTATCGCGGACCAAGTGGCATCACTGGCGTATCAGCTAAAGCGGTTATGTGGCGACCTGATTTGACAATAGAGCTGCATCTCAATGCCTTTAATGGCAAAGCTAAGGGGTGCGAGGTTCTTTGCTTAAAAGGCGATTTGGACTCTGAGACGATCGCAAAAGATTTCTCTCATAAATTCACAACACATTTTAAAAGAGTCTTACGCGGTAAAGACGGCATCAAATGGATTTCAAAAAACGATCGTGGCGGTCTTAATTTAAGATCACTCGCGACAATCAAGCAAAGAATTTTAATCGAACCATTTTTTATCGACAATCCAGAAGAATGGATTAGTCCGATGATCTATGCCGATTTTTTAAGCGACTGGATAAAAGAGTTATAGCAAAGGATTTGCGAATGAAAAAAATCACACCGGAAATTATATTAACAGCAATCGCACTTCCTTTTTTAGTTTGGGTTGTGACTTCAATTTTTAACTTGCAGGCTTCAAGCGGAAATATTGAATCGGACATTAAGGAAATAAAAGAAAACGTGAAATTTATCAGTGAGTACTTAATAACTAAGTAGCCGAGAAATCGGTCTTTGATATCTTTCATAGTTTTCAACATTTAAAATAAGCTGCAATAGTGCAGAAATCATGGAGTGATTTATGGAAATCGTATTAGCACATAAAGCGGAAATCTTAGGGATTCTTTGGCTTGTATCAGAAGTACTTGCTGCAATTCCTGCGGTTAAAGCAAACAGTGTATTTCAAATCGTAAAAGGAATTTTGGCAAAAGTTTTAGGTAAATAATCCCCTCTCCGGGAAGAAAGGCCGCGCGAAAAAGGCCCGCAAGCTCTCTAGCGCGGTTTTATTTTATGGCAACATTATCAATCGTCGTTCAAATTATTCTCGCCTTTGCTAAGGCTTTTCCCATTGTGGAGAAGTGGTTAGACGAAGCCTACAATGAAAAAATCAAAACGATGTCTAAAGAAAATCGCGCGGCAATTAAAAAAGCAATCGATGAGCAAGACCAAAGAGACTTGGAAATCGCCATGGGATCAACCAAGCCAGGTGAAGCTTCAGGAATCCCAGGGACAGTTATCACAGACTCATGGCCTGGAGTGGACTAATGGATCAAAATTTAGAAACATGGAAAACCATATCTGAAAATTGTAACTATGAAGTATCAAACTATGGTCGCGTTCGCTCGTTAATGTTTGGCAAGGGAGCGCGGAAAAAAGGAATGGCCCCCTTTGTACTCAAGCCCGTATTAAGGAAGGGATATCCAAGCATTCATATCACAGACAAATCAACTGGATTAAAAAGACATTTCTCTATTCACAGGTTAGTCGCAAAGGCATTCTTGGTTATGCCAGAAGATATCACAGACCTTCAGGTTGCTCACCTAGACGGAAATCGAACCAATAATAACTCGAGCAATCTTTTGTGGTGTTCGGTGCAAACAAATTCAGACCACAGAACCATGCACGGGAGAAACATAGCACCAAAGGGCGAAAAGCACAGATGTGCCAAGCTGAAAGATGATGATGTTACAAGAATAAGATTTTTATACGGTGCCGGAGTCAAGATTTGTGAGCTTGCAAAGATTTATGACCTGACTCATGGAACGATATCTCCACTTGTTAACGGAAAAACATGGAAAGATGTTAAATGAAAATATTTATTCTGTTATTTCTGCTAACTTCATGTGTGACTCGGGAACAAGTCGAGGCTACACTATTTTTAAACAACTTTAACGACAAAGATAATTCGTTGGCCGAATTGTGCGAGCGAGTGCCAGAATTAAAACAGCGTGGTTTTTATCGCAGACTCAACGATGGAAAATTGGAAACAGTTTCAATTTGTAATCCAATAGCTAGAGATTTCCTAGCAATTCACAAAGACGACCTTAATCGATTGCTGGATAAGGCATTGCCGAAGCCGAGACAAAAGAAAGACTAATTTATCTATCGTCTGGCAGAATTGACCTGAGTGTTTCGAGTATTTCCGGATCACCTCTAAGGGCCAATAGATTTTTAATTATTAAATTTCTTCTCCACACTCTAAGTAAGCTCATTAGGAAATATCCAAAAAAGAAGCCTCCAATTGCTCCAAGAGCTCTCGAGTCCTGAGAGCCAGCCGTTCCAATTGCAACAAAGAATAACGACGCGAGAAGATCCATAAAAACTCTATACATTGACGGCTCCTATTTAAAATCCCTTCGGAATCCAAACTACATTTCTTTAATAAATAACTGATTTTTATGGTGCCAATTTAGTTAGGCGGGAAAATGATCTAGTTAGAGCTCTAAAGGGCCATTTAGGGGCCATTTCTCAAGACGTGTTATCTTTTATTTAACTTACCAAAGGAGAGAAATGCTAATTGTAATTATTGATGACAATGACGAAATGAGATCAATGCTAATGCTTACTTTCCAAATTAAATTCCCAGGGGCGACATTGATGGAATTTGAATCACCCAGAGATTTCCTGTTTCACAATTTAGAAAAAGTGGATCTGGTTGTATGTGATTATTGCTTTGGTCACAACACGGTTGAATTCTATTGGGAAGAGATGAAGAAATTTCCAGTGGTGATTTTTTCAGGCAGCTATGATGTTGAATTGGATTGCTTAAAGATTATTAGGAAACAAGATATGGACATCTTGATCTCGATGATTCAGGCCTTGAGCTTGCCAGCTTGAATGTTGCGCTCTTTGTTTTTCTCTTCGAGAATGGCGCGAAGTTTGGCTTCTAAATCGATTGAGGTGTATTTGTTAACTTCTTTCACTAGTGCCAGATACCAATTAGGGCCTGCTACTAAATCGGTTTCATAGTTTTGGCGCAATATCTTTACAAAGTCGCGCTTGGTTCCAACTCTTTTCCATTCGGCAAGCAGTAGTGGCGGGAGAGTTTTCTCTGCTAAATCATCCAGGAAAATTCCAAAATCATTTGAATCGTCCAAGGGCTTTGTTTCGCCCTGGCTTCCAGGTTTCATGAAGAAATAATGGGGTTCGACCTTGAAGAATTCGGCGAGAGTGTCTATTTGTTTAACCGGTACGGTTTTTCTGGCAAACCAAGACGAAACAGTGGATTGAGTGGTGTTAATTGCTTCAGCCAATTCACCCTGATTGAGCCTTTTGCTATTCATCAACTGCTGTAAATTTTCTAAAAAATATTTTTCAACCATAGTTTTTAATAACACCGTATCTTTTTTACATGCGTAAAATACCAATAATTCCAATAAAGTATGACAAAATGCGATTTATTATTTCGCATAAAGCGTTTTAGTATTGCATTCAAACGCAGTTTGCGTTACCGTTACATCATGAACAGAAAAGTTGATTTGAGTATTTTGAAAGAATGGGCAAAAGGCAAAAGAACACCCGGCCTTGAGTTAGCACTTAAGGCAGAGATTGCAGAGGGAACAGCTCGCAAGCTCTTCAGAGGGGAATGCCCAAAGACACAGAAGGTGAGAGTTAAGATTTCTTCGGCGATTGGTGTTGACGAAGACATGCTCTTTCCTTCTAACGAGGACATCGCAGCCTAAATACCGTTAATCGAAATTTTAAACAAGAACTAGGTAAATATTACTGACAGGCATTTTTGCGCCCAAAGTGGAGATTTATGAGCTCATACGACAAAAGAATGGATGAATGGATCGAAGGAACGTTTGGTTCAAATCAATACGGCGACGAAGAAGAAGAAGAAGATGAAGACGAGGATGAAGGTTTTGATTGGGATGATGAAATAGACGAGAACTTTGAAACACTGGAAACGGAGAGAGAAAAATGAGTGAATTAGAACAAGTGAAAGAGAGAATTGCATTCTACGAAGAACTGGCGGAGTCAGAAAGAAACGCAATCGTTAAACACGAACTAACGCTCAAGTCTCTTCATAAATATTTAAAGGAACTGGAAGAAGCAGCAAGCAAGATTAAATTGCAAGAAGTGGAGTTTTAAATGAAAGAATTAACATCGGCACTTTTAAAGGCGCAAATTGAAATTAAAAACGCTTCTAAAGATGCAAAGAATTCTCATTTTAAAAACTCATACGCAACACTTGAAAGCGTTATTGATGCTGTAAAAGAAATTGCAAACAAACACAGCATTGCCATTGTTCAACTTGGTGGACGCGATGATCGCGGAGACTACGTTGAAACACTTCTTATGCACACATCTGGCGAATCATTAAATTCTCGCTGTTACTTAGTGCTTAAGCAAAACGACATGCAAGGCCTTGGCTCGGCAATCACTTATGCACGCAGGTATTCGCTGGCATCGATCTTTTGTATCACTCAAGAAGATGACGATGGAAACGGGGCGAGTAGACCTCAATCATCAGCTCCAAAAAATGAAGTTCAAAGAAAAGTTGGTGGACCAGGCGACTACATCGCTCCCATTGGAAAACATAAGGGCAAAAGCTTAAGCGAAATTGGAACTAAAGAGCTTTTGGATTACTGCAAATACATCACAACTACAAATACGGAATTAACTGGCCCAATGAAAGAGTTTGTTGATCGTTCAAGAGAATTTTTAAAAGGAGCACAAGCATGAAATTAGATATTACAAATCACCCACAAGGCTCGCTGGAATGGTTGCAGTCAAAAATGGGAGTTATTTCGGCTTCAAACGTTTCAAAAGTTTTAGCAAAAAAAGGAACAGAGACAAGAGCGGGATATATTTCTGAATTAGTCGCACAAATTGCGACTGGAGAAATGCCAGAACTAAACGCGAAGGCAATGGAATGGGGAAAAGCTCAAGAGGGTGTTGCTCGCGAAGCTTACGCCTTTACTAGAGAAGTAAAAGTTCAAGAAGCCGGCTTCATTTATGGAAAAGATCGCCGTGTAGGGTGTTCGCCTGATGGCCTAATGATGGATCAATTAAAAGGCTTAGAGATCAAATGTCCTTTTACCTCTAAAGTGCATGTTGATTTTTTAGCAATGGATAAGATTAAAAAAGAATACCTGGATCAAGTTCAATTTTCTTTATGGGTGACTGGTTTTGAAACATGGGACTTCTGTTCATTTGATCCACGCTTTAAAAAGAACATGCTTAAAATTCACACAATTGAGCGCGACCAATCGGCGATGGAAAGATTTGATAACGATGTTCCAGAATTCATCAAAGAAATGGATGCAGTTATGTCAAAGCTTGGATTGGAGTGGGGTAGTCAATGGTCTTAAAAACAAGATCGCCAGAAAATGAATGCGAAGACTGTGAAGGTAGCGGCGTGGTTATCACTGCAATGACGGCAGGATTTAACTCCCGAACAATGGAAATCTACGCCAAAGAAGTCGAAAGCGAGTGCGGTGCTTGCGAGGGCACTGGCGAGATCCAAAACGAAGAGGAGGAATAATGAGTAACGATGAAAACTTTAACTGTGTTGATTGTGAAAAAATATTAACTCACAAAAAAGAGTTGATTCATTACATCTGTTTCGAATGCCAGGAACTCGAAGATGCAAACAATGAGGCGATGAGGCTATCAAATGCAAATTGAAAACTTGAAAGAATTTTTACTGGTGAGTTCGATAATCGAGCCGCCGACGAAGCTGGAAATGGATTTGAATAAGTTGATGGATAAGTGCGACTTCACTCGTTTATTGAAAGATCACACAACAAAAAACGAAGAAGATAAATAATTGCTTGTGGCGAAAGCTGAATATCTCATGACAGGGAGCCAGAATCCCGCCGACCTTGAGAGAATAAATCTGGAACAGCAAAAAGTTCTCAGGCAAGCATAAAACCTGAGTCCGAATTAATGCCGATGTACTCAGTCACTGTACTCGTTAAACCGTAACGTGACCGGCTCCTCAGCGTATCTGGGGTTTCTTTATGGAGAAAGAAAAGAATGAAAGAAGTTATAGCGGTTTGGTTTTCATGTGGCGCCGCCTCGGCGGTTGCTGCAAAAAAGACTATCGAACTTTATGGAAAAACACACACAATTCGAGTTTTAAATAATCCTGTTATCGAAGAAGATCGAGATAATTTTCGGTTTTTAAACGATGTTGAAAAATGGCTTGGCCACGAAATAGAAATTGTTAAAAACAAAAACTTCCCAACTTGTTCGGCGGTAGATGTTTGGGCCAAGAAAAAATATATGTCTGGCGTAGCGGGTGCACCTTGCACATTAGAGTTAAAAAAAGAAGCTCGATACGAATGGGAAAGAAGCAACCATGTCGATTACCATGTTTTGGGATTTACCTTGGACGAGATCGATCGACACGAAAGATTTATTTTAAATGAAAGGGACAACGTACTTCCTGTTTTAATTAAAGAAAAGATTACAAAAGAAAAGTGCTTTAAGATCATTCAGGCCGCGGGGATAGAGCTACCTCGCATTTATTCATTAGGTTACCCAAACGCTAATTGTATTGGATGCGTAAAGGCCACAAGTCCGACTTATTGGAATCATGTCCGAAAAATGCACCCCGATATTTTTAACGAAAGGGCAATTCAATCAAGAGAAATAGGTTGTCGCTTGGTTAGATATAAAAATGAGCGAATTTTTTTAGATGAACTGCCAGAAAACGCAAAAGGCAGATCGATGAAAAACATGAATTTCGAGTGCGGAATTTTTTGCGAGGAAAAAAGCGCATGAAAAAAGAATTGTGGGCAAGCGATGAGTTTATTCGAGAAATAAAAAACAACTGGATTGTTGGAACCAGTAAAGAAAAGACCGTAAATTTTCAAAACCCAATAGTCATTATTATCAAAGAAGATGAAGAACTCAACAGGCAAGAGAGTGAAGGATGAGCACAAATAAAAAATTAGCAAAAATAAAAAGTGCCAAGCTTACAAGCAGAGGAGGCTATCAAGAGGCCATGCTTGGATTTCAGTTTGAATTCTCCGGCAAAGGCTGGGGCATTGGAGACTTCTGGGGCTTCTGGGGAATTGAGCGAAGCGAATATTGTAAATGGTCCGAAGAAGATCGCACAAAATATTTCGGTGAAACAATGATGAGAATTAACAATATTCTAAAAGATGCCAACGTTTCATCACTTGATCAGCTTGAGGGGATACCTGTCGAGATCACAACCGAAAATATGACATTGAAAGAGTGGCGCATTTTGAAAGAAGTTTTATAAATGTAAGTAAATAAATTTTCCGCGTCATTTCGGAATTTCAAGGAATGTAGGGGAATCTCATTAGAAAATAACGGAATCTAGGGGAATCTAACGGAAACTCAAACGCTGTAAGTTATTCCATTTTAAATAAAAGATGGACACGGTGAGCATAGATAGAGACGCAAGCTATGGATAAAAATGCGTCAAGAAATTGAAATTTAGGGATTGAATAAAGCACCATGCCAGTTGATACAGAAGGCCGTACATTAACTCCTCATTCAAACATTCATAGAAAAATGAAGAGGGGTTTCTACATGTCAAGCATTATTGCCAACGACATCGGAGCGAAGTGTATCGACTGCGCAGGGGATACTTTTATCAAAGAAATGCTTGATCCAAAAATCAAGCTCGGAATCAGCAAGTGTGCCAATTGCGGCGGTCATCCTGACAAGATAAGAATTAGAAGAAGTTTGCCAATCGGTCAAAACGGAAAAGCAAAAAGAGTAGATATTCGCCACGCCAGATCGGGTGAAAAAATCATAGATATTGAAGAGGCAAAGCATGTTGCCAGGTCAATTGATTACGACATCAAAGATGGTCGCTTTGACCCAAGGGACTATCGCCCAAGATCCAGCCTGGATGATTTAAAATTCCAAAACCTAATTGATAATAGGTACTTTCCTTCCCAGGAAAAAAAAGTAGCCAGAGGGGAAATGACTCCCGCTGGCCTTAAAGCAAAAAGAAGCGCCCTTAATCATATAAAAGCATTCTTTCACGATCACGACATAAGACGAATTAAAAGCGGGATGGTTTTTGAATTCCAAGAATCTTTCGAGAGTGGCCCAAGGGCGCGAGACTTAGCAATTCAAGAATTACAAGTTGTAATGAAGTTTTTCCTTCAAATGGATTACATTTCAGAGTTACCCAAGTTTCCAAAATCTAAAAAATCTAAAATTAGAAATGTTGAAAAGTTCCTGACTGATATCGAACAAGAAAAAATCATCAATGAAATTGAAGTGCCACTTTACCGGCTCATGATTGAAACATTGGTTATCTATGCCATGAGGCCATGCGAAGTTAGAGCACTTCAATGGCGTGACATAGACCGAGTCAGTGGAGTTGTGACCATTCAGCGGCACTTCTCCGATGGAATCCATTTAAAGGACGGAAGAAAGTCCAACGAAGGCGTTCACTACCTTCCCTTAACGGAAAGGTTTGCCGAAATATTAAACGAGATCCCAAGGTCACTTAAAAAAGATGATTTCATCTTTAAAGGTAAAAATGGTGGAGCGGTTGCCGACCGAGTTCTTGCCAGACATTGGGCCAAGGCGTGCAAAAAATTAAAAATAGAAAAAGTAGAACTATACGAAGGAACAAAGCACAGCAGACTCAGCTTCCTAAAGAGGCAGGGATTTTCTGACGACCAACTTCTTCACCTTTCAGGTCACACTAACGTCGAAACATTGAAGCGATATGCCCAAGTTACGAAGTTAAATAAGCTCGAAATGGTTAAGGAGATGATCCAATGAGAATTTTAAAAAGTGGGTTTGAAATGGGTATGACGTGTCCGAACGTAGTTAAACATAGTGAAATCGTTAGTATAAAGAGAGCATAAACGGCGGTTCAAATCCGCCCGTCACCTCCATCTTTATCCTTTAATTTCAAATAGTTTAACTCCTTAAAGACAGTCAAAACAGTGGGTATAAAACGGGTGGCCGTTTTTATTCATACCTATTTCCACCCATTCAAAAATCTGTGCGCGAACAAATTTAATTTATTGATTAGTTTCAATAGGGGGAATCTTTGTCAAAACTAACATGTCTATATTTAGCTTGCATATACACAGACGCGGACAATTTCTGGAAAGTCGGCATTACTAAAAACAATCCAGAGGAAAGGATTGGTGACATGCAGACAGGTTGCCCGCTTAAAATACATCTAGTGGGTGAATATATACTTCCAACGGCAACCGCAAGAGCAAAAGAAAAGGAAATTTTAAAGGCCTTGTCAGAGTTCAAAACAAAAGGTGAATGGTTCAAATATAGCAGCGATGCAAGAAAGATCATTTCCCCGATCATGAGAGAGCTCTCAGAATTAGACTTTGAAACCACCGGAACCTACAACACCACAGTTGCAAGAGAGCTGCTCTTGAGGGGCCCATCGGGATAATACCAATCTAATCCGCGTTCGAACAATCGTTATCCACACAACAATTTAAAAGCTTCATGTGAAGCTAATGGCGAACTACGTCCAAGAGGGAAAGAAAATGGAAATAGGAATTACAAGCTGGGACAAGCACAATCCCAAAAGAGATCAAAAAACTTATACATGGTTAAAGCTGTCCAACAATATAGGAACGGCCCCGGATATGTTTAATTACGATGCCGAACAAAAGTATATTTGGATTCTGCTTTTGTGCGAGGCCAGTCAAAAAAGCAACAAAGAGATCGAAATTACCCCTGAATATTTATCCCATGTGTCAGGAATAATGCTTGAAAAAGTAAAATTGACGCTTGGAAAACTTTTAGAAGATGAGTTTATCTATAAACCCAATAAAATCATCGGTGTCGCAGATGAAAGTGAGTACGACCGCGCGCGGTCGCAAGATGATTCGAGTACTACACCTAGAATAGATAAGAATAGAGAAGATAAGAATAGAATAGATAAGAATAGAGAAGAAGGCGCGAGCGCGTTTGAAATTCTCAATTTTTGGAATTCTAAAAATATTATCACACACAAAGAAACCGAAAAACTTTTACACCAAATTCAAAAGGCCCAAAAGAAAAACAATCGAAGCTTTTCAGAAACCTTGATGGCCATTACAAATTACGCCGCCGTTTTGGAAGACCCTGGAACATATTTCAAACATCGATGGACGCTCATTGAATTCCTAACCAGGGAAGGCGCTGACAAGTTTTACCATGAGCAGTTTGACCGAAGTTGGTATCTCGCTTTTAGCAACAAAAAATCAAGCTCGACCGAAATGGCAAAGGCCCAGATTGCAAACAATCCATACAGGGATGGTGTCGCATGAAAAGCAAGGCAGATGTTTACGATGCTCTAGTTTTATTGGGAGTGGTTTTAAAGCAACCACAAGAAGAAGGGCGCTTGAGATTCTACGTTGAGGCGCTGGCGAAATACGACATTCAAAAAGTTCTTAAGGCCATTCACACACATCCAGAAAGAAGCGGGTTTTTTCCTCAATTGGTGGACTTGATAAACAACATGAAGGGTCCAGAAATTCCAACGGATGAACTAGCAAATCAAATTGCTGGCGAGATCATGGATGCGATTCCGAGGTTTGGAAGATACCAAGAGCAGGAAGCAAAGACGTCACTAGGCGCGAGCTTTGGCATCGTGGAGCGATTTGGAGGAGGGTGGCAATACCTTTGTTCGATTCAAAACGACGAAGTGCCTACGGTCCGCGCACAACTTCGAGAATTGGCGAAAGCTTTTATTAATCGAAGTAAGCGGGAATGCAGCGAACTTGGAATTGAATTCAGTCTCAACACTGCACCGATCCAGATTCCACAAAGAGAAAATAAACCAGGATTAAAACTTGTGTCGTTCAACGATTTAACTTCGTGAACGAACATTCGTTATCGTGCTGAGTTTTTAAAATTTTAATTATAGCGTTTTTACATATCAAATTTTGGAGTTATTCATGCGGGGAAAAACTACACCAGAGGACAAAATCGTCGGAGTCGTATTAGAGCGACTCAAGAAAGAAGTTGGCTTCACTTATTACGAAATGGCAGTAGAAACCGGAATTCCGGCAACAACGCTGCAGGGTATTGCGAGCAGCAAGATTGCTTTAGGAAACCCAGGTCGCATTTCACTTCTAGCAAATTATTTTCAAAGAATTCACGCACTCGATTACGTCGATGAGAAATATTTCCTAACCGGAAATGAAGAAGATCGTGCGGTGATTGAGGGGTTAAGGCAGCAAGAAAGAATTCAGGAGCGGAATGAGCTTCCACCATTTTTTGAATTAACGGAGGCGGTATGAATACAGCAACACAAAAGCGGCTTTTTGTCGAAAATATGAAATTGGAGATGCCGCAAACCATGGAGCGAGGTTTGAAACTTAAATACACACAGGCGCTGATTCTTCTTGGCTGGCTAACGTGGGCGTTTTGTTTAGGTTATACGATTTGGGAAATGGCAACGAAGGGGATTTGGTAATGAGAGTCGGAACAGTTTTAAAGCGCGATGGAAAATATAGATCGGTTGTCACTACGGCATCGAAAGAATGGAGGTGTGATGAGTGCTTTAAGGAAATCAACAAAGACGAAAAGTACGTCAAGAAAGAACTTCGAAACGTTGTATTGTTAAGATTGCACATTGAGTGCGAGCTGAAAAATGCGAACTAAGAAGAAAACTTATTACTGCGGAAATCATGTCTTTTATGCGTGGACGCTAAGCAATGGCGTTACCAGGGCGATTCGAAGATGTACGAGATGTGACTACGAACAAGGCAGAGCAGAGTACTTTTTCAAGCGCGAGAAGGCGATTGAGAGAATGAAAGGCAATCAAGAGATAGTAAATAAATATGAACATATATCAAGGTTTATATAGATCTTAAAAAGGGAAGAGTATGAATAAGGTGCACTTTTTATCCACAAACGACATTTGGTCAACACCAAAAGAGGTTTATCAAACTTTAGATGCAGAATTTAACTTTGACTTTGATCCATGTCCGATTGGGCCAACATTTGACGGGCTGGAAGTCGAATGGGGAAATTCTAATTTTGTAAATCCACCATACTCGAAACTGGCAGCTTGGATCCAGAAATCTTATCAGGAGTGGAAGAAGGGAAAGACAGTTGTCCTTCTGATTCCATCAAGAACGGACACCAAAGCCTGGCATGAATACATTATGAAAGCATCTTCAATAAGATTCATTAAAGGACGTTTGAAATTTGGGGACGCCAAAAATTCGGCACCATTTCCATCGTGCATAGTTGTTTTTAAGGCAGAAGACGCGAAGGCGGTGGCGTAATGAAAAAAGTAATCGGCTACATATTTATCGGAACCCCATTGGTTATTGCCAGCACATTTGCATCTGTAATGATTTTAGTGGGCGAGCGAATGAATGATATCTGTCACAATTTAGATCAAGCCATTTCGCCATACTTCCTTGACAGGAAAAAGAAATGAAAACAGACAACCAACTTCATAAAGAATTATTTGAGCTATTCATAATCAAATTCATGGATTGTTATTGGGTCTATGACCACATTGATGACAATAAACCAATTGGGGACATTGTTGCTGACTACCTTCATGATCTCTTCCCACAACAAAACCATCCAGAGGAGTTTGTGAGGTATGTGAGTGATGCCGGACTTGCTTATGCAAGAAAGGGTGGATGTGTTGAAGCGTATGAAAAAGATAATTACTTCAAACACAAAATCAAAATCACAGTTTGTGCGGAGGAAGAATGAGCAAGAACGGAAAGGACATTGCCCACGAAGTGAATATGGAAATATTTAATTCCAGCTATTCTGTAAACGAGAATGGCTGTTGGGTTTGGAAAAATTCATCAAGTCATGGGTACGGAAGCATTGCATTGAACAGAACTATATATAGAGCGCATCGTGTTTCTTTTAAAATTTTCAAAGGTGACTTAGTGCCAGGTTTAGTTATTGATCACACCTGTAGAAATAAAGCTTGCGTAAACCCAGAACACCTTAGACAGGTGAGCCAGAAAGAAAACCTACAGAGAACTAAAAAACTGAAAGAGGTTTGCAAAAGAGGTCATTTCTTAAAGGGAGAAAATCTTTACATGAAAGGATCACAGAGAACGTGCAGAGAGTGCAAAAAGATATATGCAAAAAAGTATAAATTAAAATTGAAACAAACGAGGCAGTTGTGACCGATCAAGAGCAGCGTGAAAAGTGGGAAGATGAGTTTGAATCCATTGTGAATGAAGGTGATTTTTACACTCAAAGAAGTGGAGGTTTTGGGATGAGTAGAGAAATATCGTGCGATACTTGCGAGTATAACGACAACTTGGCAAAAAATGCAGAAAAGGAAGTTAAAAAACTCCAATCCGAACTGGCACAAGTGAAAGCTGATTACCGTCACGATGTAAAGCTTTGTGATAAAACAAAAGCTGAAATGTGGGCTGAGTTTGAAAAAGATATTGAAAAACTCAAAGCAGAACTAAAAGCCGAGCGTGAAAACACAAGAGAGTATTGGGTTACTGATAACTGTCTTGATGAAATGGAAAGACATGTTGGCTGTGTAATGAGAGGTATGGCTGCAATGGAAACACCATACTTGCACAAGGTAGTTATCAAGCTGCAACAAAAAAGACGAGGTGAAGGGTGAGACTGGAACATAAATGGACTGACTTAGAAAAAGAAGTAACCGAACTCAAGGCACAACTAAAGCAAGAGCGTGAATGCGTAGATGAGATTGCCAACCCAAACAATCATGAGCAAGAGGACACTTGGGCAGAGGAACGTGCCCGTGAACAACAAAAAAGACGAGGTGAATGTGATTAGTTATGACTCATACTCCAAAGCATGTGATGAAATAGATGAACTCAAACAACAATTGGCTGACAAACAAGCGGAGTGTGATGGGTTGCAATCACTATACGATAAAGAGTTTAAGCAGAAGTTAAAACTCCAAACAGAAGTGGATGAATTGAAAGCTATGAATGCAAACCAGCGATCATATTATGACCACGCTTTGGAGGTTAAAGAACAACTCAAAGAACGTGATGCCCTGATTGTGGGGGCGAGGGAGTTATTTAAGGCTAATTTTGATGAAGGCAGCGAGGATGAGTTTTCGCCCATAGATGCTTGGCTAGAAAAAACAAAAGCAATTGGAGTGAAAGCCCTTTAAGTAGTCTTTGTTTTGGAAAACGAAGAATCACAATAAAGGGTTTGTATGAGAACGTAGTAACTCCATCTTAACAGGAAAGGAAAAAATGAACAAGAGTGAAGCAGATATTTAGGGGTATTTTCAGCAGCGTGAAGCAGGATTATAGGGGTATTTATGGAACGAGAACTAAGAGAACTCACCAGCAAAGAAAAGGCAATATTTAATTGCGGTTATGAGGTTGCTACTATTGATATGCGCGAAAGGTTTCGACTGCTGGAGCAAAAGAACGCTGTGCTGGTTGAGGCGCTGGAACTCATATCTTCACCTAGTGAGTTTAATTGTGCTATCGGTGAAGGCAACTTAAGAGCTACTGCCAGAGCAGCACTGGAAAAAATAAAGGGGATGGAATAATGGGAGTAGATTTCAAAGAAACATCAGTTAACAAAGTCGATCTAAAAAAGTTCGAAGAAAACTACAACAAGATTGATTGGGGTAAGAAGAAGTGTGACTGTCACAAGTTCGAGAAACAGGTTTGCGATATTTGCCAGGGTGTGACCGGAGAAGAGAAAGATGCAGGCGAGTGAGCCGCCTTTTAAACTCTTTGAGTGCGGTTTCGCTTGGTCGCCTTCTGGTTGGACTGAGTGGACTATCTATTGGAGTGATGGCACATTTACAAAAGAGATGCGACCTTGTCAGATCGTGATTAAGCAAATCATTGTTCCGTGGTAGTTAAAGATTCTTAAGCTTTGCTTTCTTGATTATCGTAGATTTAATTATACTCACCATTTCGCGGTTTGCCTCTTCCACTTCCACGTCTTCGGTGTGAACTTTCCACCATGTCCCGTAAACATGTGTGGCATTTTCTTTTGTTACCCAAATAGTCACTTCGCAAAGAACGTCAAATTCGCCCAGACAATGATCGTGAAACTGGATTGTGTATTTAGAGCCAGCTTTAAATTTGTTTTTCATGCTTTTAAGATCCGGCCATCGGGTAAAATAAGTTCATTGTCGTAAATGGTATGGATATATAAATTGAAATTGCCGTTGGGCTTCATGTGAACAGTGGCATATCCATTTTGCCAGTTGGTTTCGGCGTTTTTTATGTAGTGAGGATTAAGCTCGCACATCGCAGGTAAAGACCATGCTGATCTGGATTCTCCTCGCACTGTAAAGGTTTTGCACTCGGAAGAATGTACATGGCCAAATAGCACGTTTCTTGATCCGGCAGCTTCATAATGCTTCTTGTGGCAGGTAGAACCATGATACATGCCGTGGGTAATTGAAAGCTTTCCAAAATCCAACCAGTCGTTGTAATTAAGCTCTCCAATGTTTCGCTCCTGGAGTTTTAGGGCCTTTCCTAAGTGAAAATGTTCTTTGTATCCAATCGGACAATATTGTTCTCTGAAAATATCAACTCTTGGATTGTCGTGATTTCCATTGATGAAGATGATGTGCTTAAAAATGGTCTGGAGATAATCGAGCATGTCGTTACCCCATTTCGTTTCAGCTTCCCATTCCGGCAAAAAGAAAACGTCCACTCCGTCTTTGCGATCTTTCCAGTGATTAAATTCAGAGCTCTTTGGCATCAAAAAAGCAAGATCGAGAAAATCTCCATTGATGATTAAAAATCTTTCTTCGTAGGGAAGTAAAAGCGCGTGGGCAATGAGAATCTTTAGCGCCGTCATGAATAGCTTAAACGAATGCCAATCAGAAGCAACGAACCAGCATTGTGGTTTATCTTTAGGTGTCTTTAAAACTTGCGTGGCACCCATAAACTTCCTTGTTTAAGTATCACGCCTTAATTCTAATCACCGCCATAAGTTTTACGTTAAAACTTCTTGTCCGATATTTCGTTCTTATCATGAAATATAACGGGAATCCGAATACCATTTATTTATGAATGTTTCTATTGGTAAACTTGGCGAAAAGATTTTTGCAAACACACTGAGACAGCGGGGCTGGAGTGTAGTGCGCATTCCGGATGGATGCAAGCAAATTGCAAATAATAAATTAATCAGAGTGAAATCTCCCTTTGATTTCATGACTGCCAAAGAAAGCGTTGCTATCTTCTGTGACGTTAAATCAACTGCTACAAAGTCTTTTGCCTATTCATTAATTAATCAATTTCAAGTCAAAGAATTATTAGACATCTCTAAAAATAAATTCATTGCCGGATATGTAGTGCATTTTCGCTCGCTCAATACTTGGGTTTTTATCAGTGCTGAAAAATTAGCAAAGGCAAGACCAGGACAAAGTATCAAGCCCAAAGATTGTATTAATCTTGGCGCTGGCATCGATGTTGACAAACTTACGGAGTCCAATGAGCTCTAAAAAAGAAGTTACTCAAAACAAAGACATTAGAAATCTAAATAATATTGGAAAGCGCATCGCTTGGTGCCGCGATAAATTGGGCCTAAAGATAACTGAAACGAGAAAAGGCGTAAAGATGCCAAGATCGTCTTATACCGACCGCGAAAGTGGCGCGCGAGCAAGATACATTGAAGAATATTTAGTATTAGCTAGATTTTTCAATTCTAAATGGAAAGAGAAATTTAACCAAAGTTTTCCTAGTTACGCTGGTGAAGAAATCACACAGATAAAAGTTAGCTGGTTAATGTTTGGGGTAATGGATGAGTAACGAAGAAACTGAAAAATCTAAAGGCGGTCGTCCAACAAAGTTAAGCTCGGTTGATATGCGCCTGCTTAAATACATGGCCCGTCATGGAGCTACGGACGAAGAGATCGCGGAAGCTTTCGAAGTTCATGTGCAAACGGTTTACAACTGGAAAAAGAAAAACCCAGAATTCTTTGCCAAGCTATCGGCATGGAAAGAAGAGGCAGACGAAAAAGTAGAGCGCAAACTTTACGAGCGTGCCACGGGATATGATTGCAAAGAAACAAAACTCTTTTGCCATGAAGGAATGATTGTCGCTGAAGACATCGTTAAACATCATCCACCGGACACGACTGCCATGATCTTCTGGCTTAAAAACAGAAAGCCCAAAGAATGGCGGGACAGAGTGGAAAACGCCAATATCAATATCGAAAAAGAAAAGACCCTAGAAGAATATTTAAAATCATTGGAGAGTACAGATGGCCAAGAAACTAGCAAAGCCTGAGACGGAAAACGAAAGCGAAGTTAAAAACAACATCGCCGATTTAGAGCTTCTAAGAACAGAGTATTTAAGAGACGAAATGGTGCCTAGGAAAGCTTTGGCACTTAAAAACAAGCTAATCTCGCTGCACAAAGAACAAATCATCACAGAAGACGAACAAGAGCTAATGGAATTGATGATGATTCACGACCGCGAAGCCGGAAATCTTTCTGACGCTCACACAGAAATTCTTAATCGTATCGAAATGAGCAGATGTGAAGACGAATGTGTTGTGACAATTGAGCATGCGCCACAAGTTCTTTATTTAGAAAAAGACTTGGTTTGCAAATACAAAAAAGATCATCTTAAAAAACGCTATGAAGTTTACGTTCCAAGAAAGATTCAATCAGCGTTTCAATATCCAATGGATTTAGCGCAAAAACTGGAAAGAAAATTGCCAGTATCGGCAGACGAGTACCCAAAAGAAAAGACACTTATTCACCGTTTATACTTATCGGCAAAAGAATTCAATGCCTGGTTTGTTCCGGTGGAAAATGAATTAGTGGCAAAGAAAACAGCGACAGAAGAAGTCTATACTTTTTAATAAGGGGAATTTATGAGCAAGAACAAAAACAAACAAAAAGAAGCCGAAGCAGCATTAGAAAAAGCACTTGATCAAGCAGTGGACGAAATGATCGCGGAAGTTATGGGCGAGGCGGTTGAAGAGCTATCGCCATCATCACTATCAACTTCACTTGAAAAGCTTGCGGGTAAACTTCACGCTATTAAACCAGGACATCGTGAAATCGATCTAGCGGTAAAAGATGCTGCTCACTACATCGAGCAAGCTGTCTCATCTGTTAAGTTTATTGAGTCAACTCAAGCAGAATTGAAAAAAGCTAAAAAGAAATAATGTCAAACATCTTAGATATTGAGTGGTATTGCCCGAACGTCTTAAAGATTAAAACTAAGATTCACGGCATTCAGCCACTCAAACTAAGAAAGTACCAAGTCCGGTATCTGCATTGGAAAAGAACGGCCTTTTCGGATGGAATCATTCGCGGGATTGTTCTTAAACCAAGGCAGGCCGGATTTACTACTTTAGAAGCAGCTGATAACACTCACAAAATTGCCACTCGTTTTAATGAACGAGCTTTAGCGATGGCCGATAAGTTCGGGCGAACGATGGAACTGCAAGGGATTTATTCTCATTATGTGAATAATATTCCAAACGCTCTTCGCCCTATGATCGCTAAAAACAATCACGAAGAAATTCTCTTTGATAATCCCACAAAAGAAGAAAGGCACATTAAGCCTGGACTTGCTTCCGGTATCAAATTCGAAACGGGCCAGGATAAAAATGCAGGCCGTGCCGGAACAAGAACAATAGTGCACTTGTCTGAGCACGCTTTCTTTCCTTACGCCTTAGATGTGGATGAAGGGGTGCAAAACTCGGTGCCACTTGCTAAGGGCACATCAATTATTAAAGAGTCCACCGCTAACGGCATGGCCGGAGACGGAGAGGCTTATTATGTTTTATGGGAAGCTGCTCTTTCAGGCAATTCCATCTACAAAGGATTCTTTGTTGCTTGGTATGAAATCGACGACTATCAATTGCCAGTGCCATCGGGATTTATTTTAACCAAAACAGAAATTGACTTAATCTCCCGATGTCCAGAAATAACCCATGCCAATTTAGCATGGAGACGCCTTAAGATTTCGGAATACTCTAAAACGAGTGATTCATTTTTATCGCCAGAGGAAAGATTTAAACAAGACTTTCCCAGTTATCCCGAAGAGGCGTTTCTTTCAACTGGTCGTCCGGTTTTTGATCAGGAAAAACTCAAGCGTCATATTAATTTCCTACGCCAGAATCCACCAAAGCCTATTACAGTTAATTTCACACGCGAATACTTATCGATGTACCCAAATCTTCTAACGGTCTTTAAAGTGCCGGAGAAGGGGCGTAAATACGTTATCGGTGCCGATGTTGCTGAAGGCGTGGAAGGTGGAGATGCCAGCAGTGCTCGCGTTTACCTGGCAGACACGATGGAAGAGGTTGCCTTTTTTCACGGCCTCTTGGATCCGGATCATTTTGGAAACGTCTTAGTGGATTTGGCACTGGTTTATCATGAAGCTTTAATTGTTCCCGAAATAAACAACATGGGACACACGACACTAGAAGCGATTAAGAAACGAGGCTATTTAAAAGTATACATGCGCACGGTGAAGGATGAAATCGACCAAGCAAAGTTCACGCTCAAAATGGGCTGGCGAACAACGGCAGCAAATAAACAATCTCTTTTAAACGGCTTCATTGCTCGCTATCGCGACAGCGAAATTAGAATTATGGATGTGGCAGTTTTAATGGAAATGCTTCGCTTAACCAGAGGAGACAATGGGCAAGTGGAGTTAAACGGAAAAGACCGCGTGGTAGCTACCTGTCTGGCCATTATTGGACTAGACCAACTGTTTGAAGAAGGCAGCGTTTACGATCCCAATAAAAAACCAAAAGTGCATTTTGAAAGTAAAGATTTATCGCGGGAACTGGTGCTCGCAAAGAGGAAAGCATGATTATGATTTTAGCAGTTTTAATTATTTCAACTTTCATAGTTTGTTTTGTGTATGGAATGAAAGAACTGCACGAACAAGAGCAAAGGCAAATCGAACGTGAAGAAAAATTTGAAAAATGGTTATTTGAAGCTCTCTACTCCATCGATCAAAAAGTCCTCTTGCCGCCCGAAAAAGAGAGAATTGCGGACGAAGAAACAAAAGAAGAAATAACGGGCACGGTTTATAGGCCTTCACAAGATCCAATTGCAGTTTATAACGGACAAGGAGCAGATTATTATGAATGAGACAAGAGTGATTCATGCCTTTTTAAAAGGTGAAACAATTTTCGGATTAACAGATGATGGGCATTTGGTTGCCATCGATCCATTGTTAAACAAGTGGGTTTATCGCGCCAGTAATGCAGTATTGGACACAGAAAAAGCGGTCATGGTGAAGAAGGAAAGTTTCACAGCTCCATACATTGCCGGACAAGTTGTTTTTAAACCAGCACCGCCAAGTTTGCTTGGATTAATTTTAGGATGGATTAAAAGTTTATTTAAACGAGCTTAGGTAAATCTTCAAAATATTCACCCGATTCGATGGCATCAATTTCTCTTCCCGAGAGGTCGATGCCGGATTTTATCGCCTCGCGAACCATTTCACCATTGGCAAAGGGATTAAACTTTGTTTCCGTTTGTTGAGGAATGTAATCGTAGCCGATTTCAACCAGGCCTAAATCCTTTAGAGCTCGTCTGTATTGGTGCGGACAAGTGATGTACATGCGAATGTTTTCTTGCCATCCTGGAACAAATCCATCTTTTGATCGCTTCTTTCTTTCTTTGGCCAAAAGATCCTCAAGAATTTCATCAACTCTTGCATTCATCTTTTTACATCCAAAGCTTCGAGCGTGTGGAAGTGTTAATAAACGTTTCGATCCATCAGGGAGAGCGAATTCAAATAGGTCTGATTGGTCCATAAATCTTAGAATAAATTCTCTTCATTGAAAATTGCAACACACGAAATGCTTTTTAGATAACGGGTTTCCGAACTTTTGTTTTATGAAAATCACGCGTCCTCTATTCTATGTTCATGCAAGAATTGACCAAAGAAAAAAAAAGCGATGATCAAGATGCTCTAAAAGAGCGCAACGAAGCTAAAAAAGAGCTTAAAGCTTATCGCGAACAATTCGAGGGCGATTGGAAGAAATATGATGATGCCTATTATGGCAAACAACACAAAACAGGTGAGACATCAAAGCCTGTAAAAAATCATATTTTCAGAATCATTGAAAACGAAGTTCCTATTCTCACAGATTCAATGGCCGGAACAAACCTCACGGCCTCCCAAGCTCAAAAGCAACAAGCAGCAGACATGCTCGCTAACGGCATCAAGTGGGTTTATAACGACCAAAATTTAATTCTTCTTTTACCAACACTTTGTCGTTCTAGTTTATTAAGCGCCCCTGGTTATCTTTGGGTGTCTTATGATCCAGACGAAGAAGACGGCGAAGGTAAAATTATTTTCAAACAAGTTCCATGGAAAAGTGTTTTCTTAGATGGAAACGCGCAGACCATTGAGCAATCTGAAAAGTTTCACATCGAGCTTCCACAAAGAAAGCGCTCTCTTGCCCGTAAATGGCCAGAGAAAAAAGAAGAGATCATGCGCATTCAAGGCGAATCTTCTTCAAGTGCTGGAGTCGATGGCGGTTATGAAAAACGCGACATTGAAAAAGAAACTGAATCAGGAAAGCCGCAAGAATATCGTGGCACTGACATTGTTAAATATAAAGAAACATGGATTAAGTCTTACGACCTTGAACCTGTTCCAGAAGAAGAAGCACAAGAAGATTTAGCAAAAGAATATCAAGAGCTATCACAAATGCTCTCTCCCAATATTAAAAAATGGGAACCACACGATAAGCACGAAGCTGCTCACTTTGCGCAGAAAATGGAAATCTTATCTCAATTTGGGATTCAAGAGGACGTTAAAGCGGAAGAAATAGAGGCAATGCTTGCTCCGATGATTGAGCAAAATCCAGCAATGAGTGAATCAATAAAAGATGCCATCCTAATGGTTCAAATCATCGACAATCATCGCGAAGAACATAAAACACTTAAAGAATTAAATCCTACGGGCGAGCGTCCAAGATACAAAGACAACTGGCGAGTTATTAAATCAGCTGGCGATGTTATCTTTTACGATGGACCCAATCCACTTCAAGACGGGTTAATTCCGCTTGTTCCTTTTTATGCCTACAAAGACGAAACCATTTACGCCTTCGGTGAAATTAAAAACATCTTAAGCGCACAAGTCACATTAAACGATATGGACTATCGAGAAGTGACAGGCCTTCGCCGCGTAAGCAATCCAGGATGGGTTAAAGATCACGAAGCAAAAATTGAAGACTCTCAACTAACTAACGAGCCAGGGATTGTTGTTACAAAACCTCGCGGCACTGAAGTTAGAAGATTAGAACCTGGGCAAGTTTCTCCTCAGCTAGAAATCAGAAAGAAAAATGATCAAGCTGACATGGACACCATCGCCGGTCAAAACGAGCAAACCATGAACGGAGCAATGCCAGCGGGCAACGCTTCTGGTGTTATGGTTCAAAAGATTCAAAATCAAGCAGTCGGTAGAATCAGACTTAAAGATCGCAATATTCAATACTACTCAATGAAGCGTTTGGGTTTAATTACCGCGAGCTTTATTAAGCACTATTGGACAGATGAGAAAACATTACGCCTTCGCGCTGATGGCTTCGACATCCAAGAATATTATTTCAATCCAATTGAGATTCAGGATTTAAAATACGCCGTTGAAATCTCTCCAGGCTCTATGGCCGGAATTGATAAAGACGCACTTAATGCTTTCTATGGAAACCTTTTAGCGCAAGGACATATCACAGCGGAAGAATATTTAAGTGTTGCCGACATTCCGAAAAAAGAAATCATTTTAAAAGCATTAGAAAAACGCAATCAGCAAGCACAACAAATGCAAGAGATGCAGGCGCAAGTGCAACAAGCTCAAGCGCAATACGAGCAACAAATCGCTTCTATACAGGAAGAAAATATCAAGCTTAAAGGTGCGCTCGATACGGGCAGACAAATTGGCATTGATCTTCTAGGGCCTGAAGAAAAAAAGATTTTCCACCAACAAGAAAAGCAATCAGTAATTAACAGTCTTGCGGCAACGCAAGCAAACCCAGCGGTAAATATGGAGCCAATGACGGCCAACCAAAATAACCAAGGCAATTTTTAATGGACGAATTTAATTTTACAGAATCAGCAAACGAGATATTCGGAGACGAGTCCGCTGCTGAATCTACTAACGAAGCGAGCACAGAAGGACAATCTCAAGAAGTTGGGAACCCTGATACAACTGAGCAACAAGCGGAAGTTAGTCCCAAGGACATGCTTGAAAAAGTTTTAGAAGAAAAGAATCCTGAAGTAGACCCAGAATTGCTAACTAAGATTAATACTCTTGGTGCAATTCATAATGGTATGCCAATCAAGGTCGATTCACCGGAACATTTAAAAGAGATTCTCCAAAAGGGGTATGATTACACGAAGAAAACGATGGCACACGCGGAAGAAGTTCGCGCAAAAACTGAAGAGTTTCAAAAGAAAGAAGCTCAATTCCAAGAAAGGGAAGCTCAGTATGTGCAAAAAGAAAATGAACTAGCAGAAACAAAAGCAGAAAACCAAATCATGGAAGGCCTTCTTCTTGATTGGAAGCAAAATGATCCAGAGCTGTTTCAATACATCTCGGCCGCTTTTCAAAAGGCAGTCTCAGGCTACCAGGCTCAACAACCACTTTTAAAACAATACGACAATCGATTTAAGGAATTAAACGACAAGATCGCAGCGTTTGAAAATGATGGAAAAGTTAAAGAGCTAAGTGGAATTAAAGACAGCTGGGAAAAAGAACTGGCAGACGTTCAAACTACAAAAGCACAGGGCCTAACAAAATTAGGCGTGAAAGTTGATTGGGATAAAGTCAAAGAAGCATGGAGTGCTGATTCAAGTAATAAATTATCGGTGGAAGACGCCCTTTACGCTTCTCATGGAAAAGAGATCAAAGCGGCGTACGAATCTCATCAAAAATTACTTGCGACTAAATTAAAAGCTCAATCAGGAATGCTTGCGAGAGGTGGAGCTTCTGGCGGTGCTGGAAAGCAACCAGAGACGGTAAAGCACAGAATTGGGGATTATGAATCCATCATGAAAGATGCCGCCGCACAATTTTAAACGGAGTTAAAAATGGCAATTACAATCGGACAAGTAGAAGCATTAACAGTTAAAGGGATCGATACTCAAGGTGGATTAAAAGACGCTGTTTTCAAAAACAACGCTTACCTTGAAAGACTTAGAAAAAATGAAGGCGTATTTGAAGGGACTAAAAAAACATTCCCATTCAACTACTTCGATTCAACTCAAACAACTGGTTCATACTACCAAGGTGCTGAAGCGCTTACTTATGATGTTTATGACTCATTAACAGAGCTTGCTTTTAACCTAATCGAGTTAGAAGAATCAATCATGATCTCTCATCGTGACATCGCTCTAAACAGCGGAAAAGCGGCAGCTATGAACCTTGTAAAAACAAAACTTGAAATTGCTGAAAAAGCAATGAGAGAACGTTTCACAAAAGGTATTTTCTCAGACGGAACATCTGGAACAGGTGCTCTTTCTGCGAAGCAATTCGTGGGATCTCGCGCTTTCCTAAAAAGCTCATCTGTTAACTACGGTGGAGTAACATCTACTGACGTTGCGGCGCATGTTGCCTATGTAAACTCAAACGGTGGAACCCTTAGAGCACTTACAACTGCAATTCACCAAGACGTTCTAGGTGGAGCATCTGAAGGAAATGAAAAACCAACTCTAGGGGTAATGAAACAAAACGTAATGAACGTTTTCGTTGAACTTCTAAAACCACACCAAAGAACTACAAGAGAATCAACTCTTGATGGACTTGGGCACGAAAAAAACACTCTTGTTTATTCAGGTGTAGACCACATCGTTGACAATCTTGCGATCGCTAACGCTATCCAGTTCTTCAATGAGAAATTCGTAAGACTTTACGCCGTTCCTGAATACAACATGAAACGCATGAAGATCGACAACATGGAGTCGAAAGATGCAATGTTGCAACGTATTTTCTACAAAGGTGCTTACGCTTGTAGCGTTCTTCGTTACCAAGGTCTTGCATCAGATCTAGCTATCGCTTAATTAAACTCGGGGGATTCGTCCCCCGTTCTTATTCTCATTTAGGAGATCACAATGGCATTTTCAGCAACATTAAAAAGAAAAACGCTCATGGGAAACCTTCGTGCTGAAGTTTGGGAGTTTAACAGTGCAGGTGTAACAACTGGATCATTTCAAGCTGGAATGGGGAAAGTTGATCACGTTGAACTAAACAACGAAACAACTGAAGCAGACGGGAAAGTTGTTAAGTCTGGGAGCACAGTAACGCTTTCTGGATTAACTTCAGGTGACGTTGGAACAGTTTTAGTTATCGGAATTTAATTTTAGGATATAAAGATGGCCTCAATCTGGACAGGTAAATCACTCACAGACAAATGGGTTCGAAAGTATGGGTTTAGAGACGAGGCCTCTAAAATTCGTGTTATTGATTGGATCAATGACATTGCCAGAGATATGGCAATCAGAGGAAAATTTCCCTCTTTAAAAATGAAATTAAAAAAGAGCATCGCCGCTGGAACAAAAGAGATTGATTTATCTCCGCAAATTCCAGCTAAACCAATCATTGCTCTTGCTGCCGGTGGAAGCATTACCGATGCCAGCGTGGTGAGTGCAAAAATTACATTTGTAATCTTTGATGAATCGGGAAGAGAAATTAACTCGATTGAATCGGAGCCAAGTCCGGCCAGCGATAGCGTCACAACGGCAAACCCAGACAAGTCCATTGATCTTTCTGGCATTGATACTTACGATGGCCTTACGTTGGTTAAACCAAATATTATCCATCGTAGAATCTACTTAAAAGTGGGCGACAATCCATACTATCTCGCTAAAACAATCGAAAACAACACAGACACAACGGCAACGGTCGATGCAAATCCATCGTCAGTCGTTGAGCCTCCGGAATATTCACTTGTTGCTTACTTATCGAGTGAAAATCCAATCATTGAAAACCTTGGAGTTTATTTAAACCAAGCAGGATTGGATTTAATTAATCAATACGATCCAAATCCATCATCGAGTGGCACGCCTTATTATTATGCCCGAATTGGAAAAACCAACATTCAAATTTATCCAGCTCCAAATGATGAGATCACACTTTCATATTGGATTTATAAAATCCCTTCTCGCATCGTTTACGACGAAGTGACACCGTTGCAAGTAGACATTGCTTTAAAGGAGTTAATGGAAGCGGGTGTGACCTGGAAATATTACGAAGACAAAGACCAAGACGGGCAAGAGTCTAAGAAAAATAATTACGACATGCTTTTAGAGTCCAAAGTTGGCGAATTTAACAGATCCAATGGCCAATTTGGAACTGTTCGCGAGGTTTGTTAATGCCTTTAAAAAAACGGGCCATTGAAAAAATCAGACCGCTAAATATTCCATTAAGCTATCGCGTTTTAGATAAAGACAAGCTTTATGATTGTCGCAATATTTTTGACAACAAAGGCGTGCAAGAAACCAGATACGGAATTAAAAAGTTTAACGATACCTCCCTGGGTGGGAGAATTTTGAGCAATTCTTTCTTTAAGAGTACAGACGACACCAAGAAGAGATTGGCAAAAGTGGGTTCGTCCCTTTTTGCCGTTGCTCCCTCTGGTGCCAGCGCTGCGATTAAGACAGGGCTTTCTTTAACAACAAAACATAGAGGCATCACGCTTCTTAATCGTCACATTCTGGCCATTGAGAATGATGGTCTTTTTTCTTACAATGGATTAAGCGTTCAGCCATTAGGGCAAGCAGCTCCGAGTGCGGCAGCCGTGGTAATTGCGAGCGGTGGATCATTAACCGATGGTGTGGGCTATTCCGTCAAGATAACTTTTTATTCAAGCGTGACTGGATTTGAAAGTAACGCTTCGACTGCTTCAAATATTGTTGTAGCAACATCAACGAATAAAACCATCAACGTCTCAGGTATTCCATCAACTGCGGCAAACGGAACTATTGACAGGGTTCGCATCTATTTAAGAGATGAGACAGCCCATGGGCCTTATAATTTTGTGGCCGAGCTTTCTTTGACAACAACGACATATATTATTACCGGAAACGCCACTAGCACCCAAACACCTCCTACAACTCATGCACCTCCACATTCAGCCGGTGCAAAGTTTTTAGCACAATTTGGGGATTGTCTGGCCTATGCCGGAAACAGCACTTATCCCAATGATGTTTTTATTTCAGAAGCAAATCAACCAGACGCTTTTGATGATACATCAACTTCTAAAACGTTAAATATTCCAGGTCAAGGTTCAATCACTGGTCTGGCCGTAGGTTTCTACGACGATGCTTCCATGGTGCCCTATCTTGTAATTTTTAAAAAAAGCTCAACGACAATTTACAGTGAAATCGGGGGGAATCCCGCGCAAGTAACTATCGATAAAAATATTGGTTGTGTTTCTGCAGACACAATCAGAGAAGGAAACGGACTTATATATTTTATGAGCGAAAATGGTTGGTATGCCATTAAAAAAGGCTCCATCATCAAAGACTCAAGAGATCTTCCTGTTTCACTTGGAGGCGGCGACATCGATGATATTTTCTCGCGTGTCGGATGGACCTATGAATTAAATACGGCAAACTTCACTTCGTTTTTTAGCGCCTATTATAAAGTCAATTCTCATTACATGACCTTCATTTCAGAAGGGGCAAATAATGTTATTAAAAAAGCTTATGTCTTTGAAGAGCGCATAAACGGCTTTAGAGTTTTTGAATTTAAAAGTGAACTAACGTGCGCATGTGAGGGCGAAACGGAAGACGGATATCCAGTGCTTTTTATTGGAGATGCCACCGGAACGCTTTATTACTACTCTTCAAAAAATGCCCGCAAAGATGAAGATGAATCAGGAAATGAATTGATCATTCCGGCTTATTTTATCCCGTCATATTTTCAACCAGGCGACGATGCAGCTTCTTATAACTTTAGAAGCTTGCTCATTCGTGCCTTTGGTTCACAAAACGAAGTTACGGTTAAAGCCTTCGCTGGCTTTGGCTATCAAACCTTTGAAAGTTTTAATTACGGGTTTCCGAACTCTTCTTTGGGATTCACTCTCGATGTATCAAAATTAGACGTGGACGTTCTTGGTGATGAAAGAGTGCCTGTTTCAACGGAAGCAGATTTAAGTCTCACAGGCGAAGTACTCTTACTTGGTTTTTATCAAGAAGTCTTAGAGGGAAACATTGGACTTGTTTCAATTCAATTAACCTCAAACAAGAACGGAAATCGCAATCTTTAGGGGCTTATGAAAATACTTGCGCTTTTATTTTTTTTCATCTCTCTTAATTCTTTTGGTGCCACTTGCACTACCACAACAAGGTCAAACTATTCCACAGGACAGACGTTAACTTCATCGGCACTAAATGCTGACTTTAACCAGTTGGTTGCAAAGTCCAACGCTATGGATGCCGGATGCTTAATAGATGGGTCGCTGGAAAAAGCAGCGCTCAATTCAACTGAATTTTCAGCGCTCAATAACGGAATTCATCAAGGATGTGCTGTTGCTTATAGCGACGCGAACACTGTTGTTGTTGATAAGTGCATACTGAGCGTGAATGGAAACTTTGTTAAAACAACACTTACGGGAAGTGTGACGTGGGGATGTCCGGGATGCTCTGGTGAGCTACCAAGCACTCTTTACTATGTTTATGCTAAAGCAGATTCAATAAGCACAACTTTAAATCTTCTTATTTCTTCAACTGTTCCAGGTGCCGATGGGTACGACGGGTCTGGAAATAAAGTCCTTGGCAAATTCTACAACAATTCATCAAGTGCAATTATCCCACAGTCTGTTTTTTCTTGGGGTGTTAATGGCTTTGCCTTAAATTCTTCAAGTAACACAGAAGTTGACACCTTTTCATTTAACTATTACGGCGGAGGACCTTTTGGAGAATGCGCTTCCGGAGTGTGCACGCTTGCTCAGGTTGGCAATAAAGTCACTAGCGTAACCCGAACGGGCACTGGAAGCTATAGCATTTTATTCGCCAGGACCTACACTCTTGTTTTTTGTTTTGGAGTTGTGGACTCCGGTGTTGAGCCTGGAATTATTCGCGGAGGCGGGAAAGGCGCAAACACAAATACGATTTCAATAACAACAAAAAATCAAACCGGTCCATATGCCAGCGCAGACTCTTTTGGCGTTATTTCTTGTTGGGGTCACTAATTTGGACTCACTATACGAGCAATACATTAAAGAGCGTGAAAGCCTGGATGTGATCAAAACAGAACGTGGCTTTATTTGCTATCGACTAGAGCAGGAAAATTGCTTGATCAATGATTATTTCGTGCAGAAAGATTTTAGAAAAGAAGGGCATGGATATTTTTTAGCAAATCAAGTTTTTGAAATTTGCAAAGATGCCGGAGTTAAAACAGTTTTCTGTTCGACCGACGACCGTGCAAACGGAGTAGAACTTTCAAAGTTCACAATTGAAAACTTCGGATTTGAATTGATCGACAAGGTCGGGCCCGTTTCAAGATATAAGATGGAGGTTTCCGAATGGGAAAAGTTTTTAGCCCAGTAACTGATTTATTCTTGGGTAAAAAAGACCCCGGAACACCAGATAAGATTGTTGACCCCGCAGACCCAACGGCAAGATGGCATCAAGGAAAGGCGCTTGATTCATACGGGCAAATGCTTAATAAAGACATGGGACAAATGTCTCGCACTCAGACTGCACAAATGGAAAACCAGGCAAGAGCAGGAGCAGACGATCAAGAGCGAATTGCTCGTCAAATGGTCGCTCAACGCGGGCTTGGCAATTCTTCTGTTGGACTAAACGCAGTTCTTAATCAAAAAGCAGGATTAAGTGAAAAACTCGGAGACATTCGCGCCAATCAACCATTGCTCGAACATCAAATGAATCAACAAAATCTGCAATTTGCTTCGGGAGGAATTAACTCGATTTTAAACGAGCAAGGGCAATCAAAGGTGTTCCAACAAGGACAGGCAAGTCAAGGCAGACAAGGTGGATTAATGCCACTTCTTGGTGCTGGAGCTGGAGCATATCTAGGTGGCGCTCAAGGTGCAAAAGTCGGACTGGCGATGGGGCAAGCAGCAACACAGATAGGGTAAATAGATGCAAATCATTCAATCAGGTCCATCTACGGCAACGATCAGGCAACAAGCCTTAAACAATGCTCTTGCTACTGCAATTGACGGCTACGCTGATTATGAAAAACAGCAGAAGCAAGATGCGCTTACCAAAAGACAAGAGGCCCTTCAGTTAAAAGCACAAGAGCGAGAAGATTTAAAGTCAAAAATCGCCTTTGAGCAAAATGCCGCTGAAAAAGGTATGGATATTTCTTATGAGGATGCAGTAGCACACGCAAACGGCACATATAAACCAAAAGAAATTTCTCCAGCACAAGAAGCAGTGACTGCTCAATATGGAAAAGAACTTCAAGGGCCAGTAATGCCAGGACAAGGAAGCTTGAAAGAGCTACTTTCTCCCGCTAAAGAGGCAAAGGCAGCGGTTATGGGGCCAGCGAATCCATATCAAAATTACACGGAATCAAAAAAAGCTGAGATTGAGCAAAAGAAAAAAATAGCAGATATGGACTTCCAAAACAAAGTATTGAGCAATCAAAAGCTTCAAGGCGATGTACAGTTCCAGCCATATGAGCAACAAAAAAAATTAGAAGAAATTAAAAAAATTCAAGAAGACAATAAAATGCGTCCAGTTGAAAAAGCTGCAAAACTTGCCGATATTGAATGGAAGCATTCTCAGGCAACTGAAAAAATGGATGAAAAAACAAATCGCCGCTTTAGTGATTTTGCAAAACAAGTAGCGAACCCAACTACGAGAAACGCGCTTGGAAACTTCGGTAAAAACTTAGCTTCCGCAGACAGAATTAAAGTCTTAACTGATTCCTTCACGTCCGGACTGAAGCCTGGCTCGCCTGAAGAAATAGCAGCGCTTAACAGGCTAACAAGTACACAATCTGAAGAAGTAACCAAATCACTTGACTCGCTTCTTTCTGGCGGTCAATCGACAATATCGGGTGCAGATCATTTAAGATTCACTACGATGCAATCAAAATGGGCAGACTTAAAAGCTAAGTACGGCGGAAGCCCTCAAGGTGCAGAGCTTGGAGAGTTTTTATCTCAGGCGCTTGAAACAGTTAATAGAGAGCGCGACTACAACCAAAAGCAAGTAGAAAGAATTCTTGGCGGTATGGGTGAAGGTTATTCTGATTTAAGAAAGAAAGACCAAAATAGATTCAACTCAATTCTAGGTTCGGCATATCAACCGGGCGAAGTAGAACATCAGACGGCATTGACAGTTCCAGCACCAGGAGCAGATCCAGCTTTTGAGGCCTGGAAAAAGGCAAAGGGTCACTAATGACTGAGGCAGAACTCTATCAACAATACCTCTCTGAAACAGGAAAAGCTCAAGCTCCAGCTGCAAAGCCAAGCGATGCTGAATTGTATCAGCAATATTTAAAAGAAACTCAACCGGCCCAACCAAAAGATCAAACAAGTGCACTTGAGGCAGGAACCGCAAACGCTGTAAACACACTTTACGGTGGCTATGCTCCGCAATTGTTAGGAGCTCAAGATGCGATAATTAAGGCTGGCGGAAAAGTTCTTGACGGGGAATTCTCAAATGCCCTAAGTGGCATTCCAGACGACTACATCAAAGCAAGGGACGCTCAATCTCGCTACATAGAACAAACTAGAAAGGAGCATCCATATGCTTCTGCTACCGGAGACGTCGCTGGCGGACTTACGATGGCTTTAGTTACTGGCGGCGCTGGTAATGTGGCAAGTGAAGCTACGACTGCGGGAAGGCTTGGACAAGCGCTTAAAACCGGAGTGACCTATGGAGCACTAAGAAACCCAGGCGACACTGAGGG